TGTCATTAATTACTTAGATAATACCCTCACGGGTTCAACTAAGAACATTACTGACGCCTGTATAAGTCGAAAGTGGTCTTGTCTTATACCTATCATAAAAAGTAGGTATGACCCAACTCTACAATCGGCCCAAGACGGGCAACAGATCGCATCAAGTGAGTTACGTTACTACTCCAGAACAGCCATCAAGCCCTCGGTTTCCGTTGGGCTTAGTGGTAGGTTTGGAAAGAAGCAACTCAGCTTAACCGCTGCGTTGATCGGCCAAATGGCCGCGAACCTCAGGGCTAAGAGATGATAGTTCACAGTTCAACTACACATGAATACGAACCTCACTGTCAGTGCTCTATCGTATGACGGGATCTACTCGGATAAAACCGATGGTTCCCTTCGTCGCGAGATCTCTCGCGGCACTTCGATCCCAACAGAGCTCCTGATTAAACACCAGGACTATGTTGATTCTGTCACGAAAGTGCCAGGAAAGCGTTCGTTGGTACGATTTGATCACTATATGACAATGACCGACGGAGTTGTCCGTCCGGTTAGCCTGTACCTAGTATTGGCACGACCGACTGACCCACTGGTCACTACAGCGATCATCACGAGCCTCTCGGCTCAGATGGTCAACCTTATCCACGGTACGACTAACACGAGTGGCTTGGATCTCGCTTCGAGTATCCTCGCTTCTCGTCAACAGTAATACCGTTTCTAGAACAAGCACTGTAGCTTGAACTAGCATGGACTCAACATCCTAGCTAGGACACAAGTACACAAACAAGAAATGCAGTTATATAACAACATCAATGAATGTATATATTGATCCTAGCATAGAAGTATCAGAGTTCGATGGTGATGACATTATCCTATCAAAGGATACTGTTGCTCACGCTCTTCGTTTCTTAGGTCTTTCAGACCGTGAGATTCAAAGAATATTCGACACTGGGTTCTTCTTGGATTATTGTGGGGACCTCTCACAGAGTTACATCTACCTCGACTGGCATCCTTTCGGATCCCATAGAGTCGTTGTACCTATGTTGGAGTTTGAGTCACACGATCCTCGCGATTGGGGTCTCACGACCCTGGACGCACGGGAGCGTGTTGTCGCACGTGACTTATGGTGTCTCCTTAATGAGGAGGCATCATAGATGATCACGCGCCAATACAAAGCAGTCAGGCAGGCCCATAGAGGTTCTATAGATGTGTTACACATATATAGAAGCCTGCTAGCAGACATATGTGAGTTATCAGCGGTGCACCTTTGCACCCCGGATGAGATTACGTATGAATGGGTTCTTAAACAAGGACCTAAGCTAGATAAAGATCTGTTGTTGTATCTCGAAGGCTCCGGCACCCTGCCGGACTTCCCCGAGTGGATTAAACCACTTGTGGATGCGTTTCTATCTACATTAGATGGAAAACTCCTTCGATATATTAGACAGATCCTCTTGTTCTGCTATAAGGTCGAGTACGAACCAACTGATGAACAACTCAAAGAGGCGCAAGCCTCGTTTGAAGATACCGATTCGAGTATTGCGATTTGGGACGCTCATTTTGGAGCTACTGATCGCCATATGTTCGAATCGGCGCGGAAGATAGTCGCTAAGGTCATATACCGGATCGACTGGACGACAATCCTACCATCTCATGGTCCGGGGGCTGTTTACCCCTCGACTGAACCAAGTGAGAAAAGTAGGTTTGATCGCATCTATACTACAATCGAGAGACTATATCCCTATTACGACTATTATTGCGGTTTGCCCTCTTGGGCGCACTGTAATGATTGCATAATAGAGAAAGGTCTCACGTCCTACGACGATATCGTCGCTAGGCTTGAAGCTGTCCCGAAAGACTCTCGGGGTCCACGCTTAATATGCGTGCATCCCAAAGAGGCTATCTGGATACAACAAGGATGTAGGAGATTGTTGGAGAAAGCAATCGAGTCACCAAGATCTGTTTGCTCAGGGCGAATAGCCTTTCGCGATCAGACCATTAATGGCAAGCTTGCTTTAGCTTCCTCCCTAGATCGAAGGTACTGTACCTTGGATTTAAAGGAAGCAAGCGATCGCATGTCTTGTACTCTCGTGCGACATCTCTTCGGAGATTACGCATACGAGTATTTGTCATGTAGTCGTGCTTCACATGTTAAGCTACTAGATGGCCGCGTCATCGAGTTAAGGAAATGGGCTCCTATGGGAAACGCTTTAACGTTTCCTGTTCAGAGCCTCGTTTTCTTCGCTCTTGTTAGTGCTGGCATACGCTCTCGGTATGGTATCAACTGTACTGATGTGTATGTCTTCGGAG